GCCAGCTTGCCATCAAGCAATCCATCCGCAAGCGTCGTTGCAATGCTGTTACCAAACTGCTCCGTTGCGCCTTTGACGGATGAGTAAACCTCTTTTTGTCTTTCTAGCGACTCATTGAGAGCAAAATTTTGACGCACCAGTTGTTCTAATTCATCTATACGCTCATTGTCTTTTGATGATATACCCAAGCGCATTGCCAATATTTCACCATCAAGCTCGTTGCCTGTGCGCTTAATTTCTTGCAACTGTTGTTGGAGAATTTGCTCTTTTTTGATTCTGTCTTCTAATTTTTTAGACTCTCCCGCTTCAAGCTCGTTAGCTTTTTCTTTTTTTCTTTGGTCTGCAAGAGCTTTTTCTGCCTTTTGTAATGCCTCATTATCCTCAGCAAGGTCAATCATCACATCACTTAATTCATTAAGTTTTGCTTTTGCATTTTCAAGATGGCGGTCAAGTCCACCAAAAGTTCTACCATAAAGCTCGGTCTGTAAAGCGGCCTTGGCTTGCATCTCAGTAACTTTTTCAAGCTGAACAACAAAAGCCCTCTCTGCTTCTGCAAGCCCTGTTAAACCGCTATCTGCAAGCCCAATCTCTGTTAAAAAATCATGTAAAGCATCTGCGCCATCTGCAATATTTTGAGCTAACTCTGCAAGTTTTGGTAATAAGGGAGTCAATACCCCAACTGCAAGCTCGGTAAGCTCTGCATTCATGCGTTTTTGTGAGTTCTCAAATGAGTCTGATGTCTTTGCCGCATCACCGATTGCGTCACCTGAACCTGCAATCAATAGATTCAACCTTGCTCTTACTTTTTCTTCGTTTGTTAGCTCATTGATATTCTTGCGAATACCCATGCGGTTAAGCTCGGCTTGTAAGGTTGACTCGGTAATAACGATACCGAAACGTCTAACCGCCTCATGGTTGCCAACTAAGGCTGATTGGAATGCCGCCATGACTTCTGGGTCTTGAGCGTTTTGGAACGACGCAACATCGGTTGCCAACTTTGTCAATTGAACTGATAAATCTGCCGCCTCGCCTCTCGCAAAACCAAGCGGCACAAAAGTATCTTGAACAGATGCCGCCATGCCCTCAAGCTCGATAGTTGAGCGACCTGTTGCATCTGCAAAAATATTAAGCTGTCTAGTTACATCACCTGCAAACGCCCCAAAGACTGTTGCAGATTTATTCCGCATCTCCTCGGCTGAACTTGCCAACTGAATTAGCGCATTTGCACCACGCCCAACCTGAAAGACCAACGCACCACCGATAAGTGCTTTTGCACCCGTGGCAATGCGGTTAAATCCTTTGTTTACGCTGTCTGTGGCTTTTTTGGTGTTACGCTCAAGCTGTTTGAGCTTGGCATTGACATCTTTGAGGTCTGCCTCAACACGGACTAGAATTGTGTCAACTGTTGTCGCCATTAGTCTGGATACCTCAACATCATATCTTCCAATTCGTTTTTGGTCAGAGGCTTCTCACCTACCCTGTTTGCCTCTTGATAACCATACAGCACAATAAACAATTCCTGTAAGCCCATCTCCCAAAATTCTGATGGCGGTATCCCTACAACCCCAATCCCTGCTCCGATTAAATCATCCCAAGGGATTTGCTCTATTGGTTCACCGCCTCTGGCTTTCCCTCATCCTCATCGCCCCCCATGAGCGAATTTGTTAGGATATTTGCAACCGCCCCTAATGAATTTACATAACCTGCATCCCATACCAGCTTTTTAATGTCGGCATCACTCAACTCATTACCACCGCCTTTTAAAGCGGTCTGCAAGACCTGTATAAGCTCGGTAAGGGGCAAATCGCCATTGGTTAGGTCTTGGGTCGTCTTTATTAAAGACCGCCCCAAATTGCGCTCCAACACCATTATGGAGTTTAAATTAAGTTTCGTTTTGTAAGTTGAGCCGTTTAACTCAATATTCAATTCTCCTCGAATTGCGTTTGCCATGTGGCACTCCTATTTCTTACTTTTGGATTCCTCAAGTTTTACGTCTATTATTTCACCACGACCTGCAACATCAACAGCAGAAACAATATTATATTTGTTTTTGCCGATAACAACTGATGTGACTTCTGATAAATCAACCGCCGCATTTACGTTTAGCATCATTTGTGATGCGTCAAACATGGCTGGGTGCTGGTCGTCCCCAATGTCTACTGTTACGCTTGCCCAACTCATTAGACTGTCGCAAACGTAATTGCACCAGAACTTTCAAAGGTAAAGCTATATGTAACCTCACCATTGAACTCACCTGCGTATTCCAAAGACTGCAACATAAATGCGCCTGTGAATGTTCCGAAATCGGGAACAAGAAACTGGTAATTTGTGAACGATGCCGCATCAAATGCACTTCGCAAAGTTGCCTCTGAGGAGCTATCCGTGAACACACCTGAACCCGTAACAGTCATGCTATTTACACCAGCTTGTGCAAGTAATGTTCTAGCTCTTGCAGAGTCTTTGTTTGTAATATCAACAGCCTCATCATTCATTGCCAAAGCTGTTGAACGCATACCGCCAATGGTGGTAAATGCTTCAGGTGAACCACCATTGCCGATTTTCATTAATAAGGCTGAACCTTTTTGCGCCGCCATATCTTTCTCCTAATCAAATACAACGGCCCGAAATCGCATGACTCCATGCCGTGTGATGCCATCCTGCTCTAATAAGGTAGTTTCAAACTCATGTCTGATATTGACCAAATTAGCACCTGATACTGTTATAGCAGTATTATGTAGTTGAGTATATATTTGTTGCATGATTTTTTTAATGTCTTGGAGTCCTCGATACTGTGACCAAACGTGTATGGTCAAAGTATGCTCATGAGCGTCAACATCTTTTGTGCCATTCTCTGTGGCGGTCTCCTCACCAATAACAACATACGGGTATGCTGTCTGTTCTGGGACATCATCAAACACACCTGTAATCGCATCCCCGTCATAATCAACAAGGCTTGCACCATTGAGCTTTGAGAATATCGCTTGCTGTAAAGGCCAACTGTGTAGACTCATTTTGCTTTAAGCTCCGCAAATTTCTTACGAATAAACGGCCTTGCTCTCTCGGCTGATGGTTGCATGAATGGCCTTGCGCCGCTTGTGCTTGTGCCAAACTCAACACCGCTTGGCTCAAGATATGATGAATATGCCGCCTTGCTCTCTACTGTGCCAGATAGACCGCCTGTGTGTATTTGCACGTTGATGTTGCTGGCAAGGTTGCCTGTGTCACTAGCTGGGTATTCACCTGCGGCTGATGCTTGGTGTGATTTACCACCACGTTTATATATTCGGCCTGTCTTTGCGCCCCGTAAAATCTCTGTCACCGCAATGTCCAAAATCTTAAAGCATCCAGAATAGACCGCATCTTTAGCTTGCTTACGATACTGCGCCGAAACCTTATCAACCCTTGTCTTATGCTCAACATCAACCGATACCCTCATGTCGCAACCCCTTCCTCGCAAAGAATATCAAGAAACCTGTTGCGTGTGTCCCGATTGATTACCCTGCGGATGTTGAATATTCGACTGTAGTTTGTCCCGCCATCTGCAAAATCATACTTGAGGCGGTTCTTGTAAGTGACATCACGCCTGAAGCGTATTGTAATCATGTGTGTCACACGCTCCTCAATCTGGTCTCCAAAAAACCTGTCACCACCTGCAAGCGGCTTGATAGATGCGTTGACTGTCGCAACATCTGAAAACGATAAATTAGTTGAACCGCCGCCATCTGCCGAACCCGACTGCGACTGTATCTTGACCTGATGCCGCATTGAACCAATCATTTTAATAACCTGATACGCTGTCGTTGAACGGGTCTGTGCTAAAATTCAAAACCTTGTAAGGGTCAAGAAGATACTTGATTGAATGAGGCAATGGGTTCTGAGGTTTACCATACGCATCGCCTCTGTTCTCATACATAAATGTGATGTGGCTCAAAAGCCCTTGGATGATTGCCTCTGGCACGTTTGACCTTGATGCGCCATAACCTGAGACATAAGTGACCTCAATTGCATTGGCGACCCTCAAGGCTGTTGGCCATGTTTCTCCATTGCGTAACACAATCCTAGCTGGCTCACGTTGATTGTCTAAATAATATTTTGATGATGCAAGCGTTGTCTCTGTATCGGCATCATCAAATGTTTTGACATGCGTGACACTTACAACGGGCGGTCTGGGGAGTTGTAAATATCGCCGCCTGATGGTCATATCAGGCCCGATGCGTGTGCCTTCCCATAAGGGCTGGTCAACTTCATCGACGTAATCAATGCTGTATTTAAGAGTTCGATTTAAAAGACTGCGCCCCAAGTAGTTCTCAACATACATTCTTGAGGACTTAATCATATTTGTGATGACTGTGGTTTCCACCCCGTCATCTATATGTGCATATTCACGCACATTGTCTGCGGTGATTGGCTCGTCTGAAACATCTGCAACGATTGTAAGGCCCGCCATGCTTCACCTATTTCTTAGCTTTGGTTTTTGTCTTAGTTTCTTTCGGTGCAACAACTTTTGTCTCGGCGGCTAATCCTGCCTCAACAAGTGATTCTGCAATTTTTGCTTGCCAAGGTTGACCTGTTTCAACCACATCACCCACCTCATAATATCTAGTGGTTGACCCATGTTCATCTGCGGCGGCTTGGCATCTGTGTAATATCTTAATAGTCATATTGGACTCCTACGGGGTGCAGGTTGTATCCCGCACCCCTAGAGGGATTACCTACGCATTGTGTGGTGTGAATGCGTTATCTCCAGTGTGTCTTGCGTGACCACGAACAACCATCGCACCGATAGGTGTGCCAGTTGAATGTGTGCCAGTTTTGGCAAGAACCACCCGAATGTATCTTTTCCCGCCGACATAACCGACACGGAAAATGCCACCTGTGGAATCAGGGTTGCCCCCTGCTGTTCCATCAAGTTTCAAGAAGATGCCGCCTGATGCGATTGTGCCATCGACGATACCAGCTTGGGCAACATCTGTGTATGTTGAGTCATCGTCGGACTCTTCCAACGAAACCTCAAAAAACACTGAGCCAGACAATGTGTCGCCTTCAGCACCTACGTCAACAAGGATTGTTGCACTTTCGTAGCCCTTAAGGTCAACACCTGTTCCATTTGCGGCGGCTGAACGAACTGCGGCGGCAAGTGAAACTGCTGGGTTTATGGAATTTGATAAATCATACATATCTTACTCCTTATGCACTAATAGTTTGAGTTCTGATTGCTTCAGCAAGAACAACCTGACCACCTACACGCTTCCGTGCGTAATAACGAACATTACCACTGGTTGCTTGTGTGAATGGGTCACGAAGAACTGCCAGACCAACTCGGTCAACAATCATGTATCCACGGCTGAAATCACCAAATGCAACAGGCTTTGCGCTTGACGCAACGTCTGGCATATCTGGCATCTCAACATATGGGTATCCAAGGATTGTGTTTGGAACGCCGCCTGTGAGCAACATACCAGCTTGGAAAACAAACTGACCTGCACTGTCTTGCAACTTACGAATAGCGGCAAGTGTTGTGCGGTTGAACACAAATGTAGCATTATTCGTATAGTCTGATTTGATTGCATGTACCAAATCAAGCAACCCGTTTGCTGTCAACACTGTGCCAGAGCCAGAGTTGGTTGTGCCAACGTCACTGTTTATGGTGATACCTTCTGGTGCGCCAACGCCTGTGCCTGTGATGAACTTTGTGCCTTCGGCTTTTGCAAACTGTGTTGCAAATTCTTGTTGCATCTCTGCCTCAAGATTGAAAACACTATCCTCAAGCAACTGCTCGGAAATATCAACAAGCGCATACATCTCGTGTGTAGGAATTTCTTCCTGTTGAGTTGTGTAGCCTGTAGTTTCAGAGCGTGTGCCTTGTTCTGCAACAAATACTGCTGAGAATGTGGCTGTGCGTGATGGCATCTGGACTGATTTTTGAGTTGTCGGGCGCACTCTTGCGATTGAACGCAATGGTGAAACCTCGGTCACTGTTTTAATCAGTTCATTTACATACTCTGGTGGTGCAAGAAAACCTGCGGCGGTGTTATCACCGACTGTCAGAGATTTCTTTTCTTCAGGTGAAAGCTCGTTTTCGCCTTTGCGGAGATATGAGTCAAATGCTTTGACCGCCAAATCGACTTGTGGTGTTTCGACACCTGCGTCTGGGCGTTTTAGCATTGTCTCAAAACGAGTTAATTTTTCTTCCAACTGCTTATGCTCTTGCTCTTGCAAGGTTAGCTTTTGGTTGAAATCCTCAAGCCTATCAAGGTCGCCCTCAATATTCTCAAGTTTTGTCTCGGTCAATGGGTCTGCTTGTCCTTTTGATTCTATTTCGGTCAGACGAGTATTTATCGTTGACTTAAATTCCTCAAAAGTCCGTCCCATTTCCTCGATATAGTTTTTGACTTCATCTGTCATTTTACTATCCTTTCAGGGTTTCGGTTACTTGCTTTATAGCGTTGATTAAGTCAGCTTGCTCGTCATCCCGACAAGTCAGAGCTTCAGACACCGCTTTTGCGGCTATCTTTGCATCGGAACGGCTTAAATCTCCTTCATCCCGAAAGAAACCTTCCCACTCCCTAACTGTGCGACCTTCCGCTTTCACAGCCTGTATAGTAGCCTGTGGGTTCATTGGGAAAGTCACAGCAGAAATCTCCATAAGGTCAACCTCTTTGAGTCGTCTGCGTTTACCGCCTCGGTCATATTCATAACCTTTGCTGTCAACCTTATATCCAATGGACAGCCCGTCAATGGCTCCCATCTTCATCAATTCAAATACTTCACGGCCTTTTTGTGTGCCAAGTGCCAAGCGGCCTTTAACATACAGCCCTCGGTCATCCTCTTTGATATTATCAAACACACCAATGGGCTGTTTAGTGTCGTGCTGGTATAAAAGTTTTACACCCTTGGCTCCACGGCGGCGCAATGATTTTTTGAATGCGCCCATATCAACAACATCGTTGCCAAGGTCTTTGTTTCCAAAAATAGATGCGTAGCCTTCAAACTCGCCCTTATCCTCATCATCGTCGTCGGTATAGGCTTTGATTTCCGCAATGGTGTCCAGATAGTTTGTATCAAGCTCATCTGTCATCTTTGGCTCCATCTGTGTCATGCAAACCGCCGCCCTCTGGCTGGTGTTTGGGTATTCCGCAAGCATGGTGTCGTTGCCCATGCAACGCTCCATATAGTCCTTATCACTCTCACCCGCATTGGGTTGTGGTATCGGCATAATATGACCACTATATCTTGAGATAAAAATAATTACAAATTATTTAATTTAGGGCTTGAATGTTATTCCAATAACATTTATATTCTTTATATTGTTAAATGAAACTCAAGGAGAGAATATGTTAAAACCATCCACAAACAGACAAATTTATATTAAAGTTTTAGAGCAAAATACTGATATGCAAAGTGCATTTAGAATTATTGTCAATGGAACTAGATACCCAAAAGAGCGTAGTGAATGGTATATCACAAATGATGAAAATACTGCAATATTTTGGGCTATAGCAGAGCAATCAGGCAAGTATCTGTCTCGTGGTGGCGTTGTTTATGACAGCCGTGACGATTATCTCAAAACAATGGAGGAGGCATAAGCCTCCCCCCTAACTACTCAAGGAGATGACTATGACAAAGAAAATTCAACTGAAATTAAAAAAAGAAAAAAGAGGTGTCTATACAGCAAAACAAGATGGGGAGCATATTGGTTTTTTTAAACTGCCTTCAGATGGTTTGTGGCGCACAACTTATTTTCCTGAAACTCGTTTAGGACAAAGAACCTTTGGCTCAATGAAAATGGCAAAAATGGTTGTTGAAAAAGAACTGCAAGAAAAACATGAATGGCTGAAAGCACAGGGTTATGTATGACTCAATATATTTACATATTGATGCTTTTTTCCAACGTGACGTTTGGCACTGAGTCAGATTT